CGATGCAGGAGGGGGGTCTATTTTGCGGGACCCCTCCCCCCATACCTTATCCTCTCCAATAGTCTGCTAAGAGGATACTCTGACCTTGGACGAAACCTTTCGATAAAGTCCAAGAACATTGTACTTAACGATCTCGTCGATCGCTTCCTCTATAGCTAGACTTTGATCAGCTTCAGACAAGTCATCTGATGTTACGATGACTCTTGCCAAGAACGATGGTGTGTTGTAGCCGGCCTGCCTGTCAAAGGCATACCACTCATCCCACTGTATGAAGGGGTCGTATGGATTGTCGACAGTGGTAAGCATGTGCTCTTCCATCTTTCCTCCTTCACTATTGTAGTTCTGTCTTCAGTGTTGTGAGTGAGACACCTAGTGCATCAGCAACCTCTGCCTGGGTGTACCCAGAAGCAAGCATAGTCTGGGCTCTTTGTTTCTTAGCGGAGGTCATTACTGAAGTAGTCTTGGGTGTAGCCAACGCTTTGACTTGATCTAGATCAGCATTGTCCAGGATCTGCTTCAGTTTGTTTGTACTGATGGCGCCGGCCTGGATGGCGGCCCATTCATCGGGGGTGATGACAATCTTTTGCTTACGGGCGCCCACCCTATTGCGGGCCTCCTGGAGGGCTTGCCCCTTGAGACGCTTCAATTCGGAGGCGTCCATGTCCGGGTTAGCACGGCGTTTCTGGGAGACCACGGAGTTTGCTACGAGCTGGGCCTGCCTCTCCAAAGGACTGTTTCTGAGGGCCAGGTTCAACTTGGCATTCAGAGAGGTCACTTGTTTGGAGTAGGCGGTCTTTGCAGAAGGTGAGTAGGGGGTAGTCTTTGTGTTGGCAGACACCCTTCTTGCCTCGTTTGCCAAGGCTTTCATGCGGTTACTGTGATCTGCATACACCTTCTCTATCAGGGTGCCTGAAGATAGGGTATGTGCATCGTCAGTCTCTGCCAACTTCTTAGACTTAGTGGATTTCGGTACAACTTTCCCTGTTCTTGGGTCCACGTAGGAAGCGCCCGTTGGTACGAACATCTTCTTTCCTGTAGCCCTATCGACAGGCCCACCTTCTGATGCAGGTCGAGGTCGTCTCTCAGGCACCCTTGTTTCAGAGGTAGCCTTTGTGATGAGCGTCGATGCACCAGCCCTAGCACTCTTCTGATACTTCTGTTTCAGTTGTGGTATGCCATTGTTGATGGCCGAACTCTTGTAGTCCAGATTGTGTTTCTCAGCATCGATGACCACCATTGAATGGCGAACTGCGCGCGCAAGCTCGCCAGCGTTAGCCCCCTGAATGGTCATGTCAGCGATGAGGTTTGTGATGTCCCCCATCTGGACGCCTTTTGTTCTAGGCGACATCTTAGGCATACCTGGATAGGCAGGGTATGACTTCACAGGATCGAAGTCCTTCAACCCAGCCAATGCTTCCGATGTCTTGATCTTACCTTGGTTGTTGGGTATGACGAGGACGTGGTCCCCATCAAAGTCCGCACCAGACAACCGTTGTGCTACCTTGCTGTTGATCCCAATCGCATCTCTGGCCCGACCCATGATTCTCTTCGCTTCTGGGTGACGATTGTTCACCGTCAACTCCGGAATCTCAAAGACACCACCATGAGGGTGACGAATCAGAACAACTCGTTCCCCATCACGGAAGTTAGGCGCATAGACCTCATTCGTTTTCATGGAATTGATCGGGAGAATTACATGATTGCTTTGTCGAGGAAGTGCAGCTGCCTTCATGTGCACTGCTGCAGCATCAGCACTATCGGCATAGCTATCAAGCAACTTCTTACGAACAACAGGATTCGTCAACGCCATGATCTCATCTAGCTCACGACGGTTGGTGTCGTAAGTCATGGCCAACTGTCCCTTGGCTAGGGACGGTGCCTGCTTTGACAAGATCTGAGTTGAGAGATTTCTGGACCAGGTGTCCCAGTCTCCCTCTTCGTTGATGATGTTGTGAGCACCCCGCTGCCCACCAGGTTTGATGGTTGCGCCGAATGGATTATCCCTATCGACGTTACCATCTTTGTCTTTCTTCATTTCTTTCAGGGCGTCCATCTTGTTGCCCGTATTCTTCTTGTTCACGTTCACAAGGAGATCCACGCCTTCAGGCATGTCATCCTTGTACATCGCCATGCCCTTGATGTAGTGCGTTCCGCCGACAGCGATGCGAACCTGCGCGTAGTTCGAACCACCTAGAGAGAGGTCCGCCACTCCACGACGAACGTATACAACGCCATCAGCAGCCGCTCCACCATCATCAGCATAGCGGATACCCACCCGCTTGGGACTGACTTGGGTTGGGGGGCGAAGCCCCAGATAAGACCGACCACCGTCATCTGAGTGTTCGGTGATTTGTCGGATCTTGTCTTTGTTAGAGACGATGTCCCGATAAGTTGTTCCTGGAGGAGCCAACACCTTAACGAGAGTTTTGTTGCCTGTTCCAAGCTGGTCCACTTGGATGTTGTGGACTTCGTATCCCTCGGCCTTGAGTCGAGCGACGGCGATTCCAAGTTTGTTCGCACTAACACCGACATGGTGTTCGACACCACTCCCGATATCGATGTAGCCTTTCTTGGCTACTTGGTCTTTCAGCATGTTCGAGGTGGCCATCAACACATCGGCTTTGTCTTTGGCACCAGGAGCGAGCAGACCGCGAACGGTGGACTCGGGAAGGTCCATCCGTGCACCGATAGCCGTGTTCGAGTAGCCCTTATCTTTCAATCGCTGAGCCTGAGAGATCTGTGCTTGTTTCTGCTCATTCTTTGCGATCGACTTGGCTGCTCGAAGTTCGGTAGTGGTCATACCGAAACCTTTGGCGATCTCTGTCTCACTCATGCCCTGACGGCGAAGAGATTCGACCGAGTCCATGAAGGTCTTTGGCGATTGAGTGGTTCCGTCGCCACCCGAGCCCCACGGGTATCGACCCGACTTCCGGAGGATACCGTAGTGTTCGAGATAGTCAGACTCGTCAATGATCAAAACGGCACCTCCTGTTTGAGCTCGTTGATTCTTCTGTCGAATGTCTTGATTTTGTCGATGATGTGGAAGATCGTGTCGGGGTCCGGAATCTGAATCCGAACATCATCGTTTTGATAGATGCGAAGTTCCATTTCGATCTCGAGAGGGGTGAATCGATACTCGAGGCAGAACAACGCAACGTAGACCTCAAGTTGGGTGAACGACGTTTCCGTCACCCCAGTCTTGAGATCGTGAACCCTCAACTTGTTGTGGCGGAATCCGATGCAGTCCGCGGTACCGAAACAGTTGTCCGAGTAGTAGAGGGTTTGTTCGGGCGTCATCTTGAACCCGATGGCATCGTTGACGTACTGGTTCAACGTCTTCCGATTGGCGGGGAGCTTCACGCCTAACCGAATGCACCGGTGTGCCAAATCGTGGAGTTCGGTTCCACGAATATGGGCCATGTGCTTGAAGAAGACTCGATCCAACTTCTCGTCGTCGTAGTTGACCCAGTGGTAGTTGCTAGGACTCAAAAACGCATGTCTGCCAACGACTGTAGAATGCATGTTGAAGCGCATCGAGGACTTCCTCTTCGTTTTCGGGATAGATGAAGGCTCCGAACGACATCTCGTTCATCTTCTCGACGTAGTATCTCTGATTCGGTTCTTCTGGAGCATCCTCTGAGGTTTTCACCTCAAGAACACCCCACATACAACCGTAAAGAATTGTGAGATCTGGTACGCCCTGCATGTAACCGGAGTCGTTCTTCAAGATGACACAGCCGGGGAGGCGTTTGCGAATCCTGATGATCAGACCCGCTTGATACTTACTTTCTAACATTTAGCTCCCCAAACAGCCAAATTGAGAGGATAAGAGGCTTGTTTCCATCCCTTCTATTATAATCTGCGAATTCTTCACTACTTAATATCTGGATAGATGAGACGGAAGCGTTGACGTGTGGGCCAAACCTCTTCGAAGCCCAATGTGGCCAGAACGAGTTGTCGGTGGAGTAGCCCTAACGTGATGGTGGCGATCCATGAAGTCTCGAAGACGTCTCCGGTTCGCACGTCTTCTAGTGGTTGATCGAGAGGTCTCGGTATTGCTTGGAATTGCTGGATGTATCGAATGGCAAACCACCTCGGACGCCAGACGAGATTCCAGGCCGCGTTGTCGTGTCGGTCACCATTCAGGTTGATGGGGGTGTCGAAAGCTTCAGTCATGGGGGGATCTATGAAGGCGTTGGCAACCAATCGAGAAACCGC